AGCGCGTTGAGGACAATTTCTTTATAAATCTTTCGTATGCTATTCAGAAGAAGAATTTGGTAAACAAGACGTTTGCTACTCGTTTGTCTAATCGTTAATATTATAGTCTTATGGCACTTGATTGGTTATTAGATGATGTCCCCGCGTATGTTTCTCGCGGGCAGCGCATCCTTTCTGTTCTCGACGGTTCTGGCTCTGTCGACGTTCTTCCTGGTCGTCCAGATGTGACGGTCGAGCCTTCTGACTTTGAAAAGGGAGAGAAATTCAACCCTGAGATTGATTTCGATCCTAACTCCTTTTCTCGTATGGATAAGTTTGATGGTCTTGAGGTTGGTCAGGAACTTATTGATTCTCAGCTCGATAAGTCCAAGCCTGCTTCAACGCCCTCTAATCCTGAAGAAAAATAGTGTATTCTTTACTTGACGATATATGCTACGTGCGCGGACCCCTTTTGCGAGAGTTCGTGAATCGCTAAAGGTTATTGGTAACGACTGCAGGAGAGGCCGCGCATTTTTCTATCGTTCTTTAATTTTTTAAAATTATGTCAGACACCAAGACTCCCTTTTATAAGTCGAAAGCTTTTTGGACACTCGTTTCTTCCATTGTTGCCGCTTTGGCCGCTTTCTTCTTGTCGTCATGCGCCGCTCAGGCCAGGGTGCAACGTAACGGTGTTCACATCGATACAGTGCGCGTTGATTATATCATTCGTTCTAACAATTTAACTCAAATGTAGTATGCCTGCTCCTATTGCTGCTGCCGCCCCCACTTCTTTCGGTCGCTCTCTTGGCGAATCTGCTGCTTCTACCGGCACTACCGGTCTAATCAACGGTTTTTTAGGCCAACTTTTTGGCGGCATGAACGCTCGCCGTCAGTGGAAATTTCAGCAAAAACAGATGAAGCTTCAGCAACAGTACGCTCTCGAGCAGATGCAGAAGCAGTCTGAGCTTTCCTATGCTAATTGGCAGAAACAGTTTGACTATGAAAACGCTTATAATGATCCCTCGAAGGTCTTTGATCGTTACTCGAAGGCTGGCGTAACTCCCGCTGCCGTCCTAGGTTCTTCCGGCGTCGGTGTGAATGCTACGATGTCTGGCGGTTCCGCTCCCATGCCTTCTGCCTCCGGCCCTTCAGGTGGCTCACCTATCGCTCCTGGTGGTTTTGCGGCCTCCGATCCTACCGCTATTGCGCAGAACATGATTGCGCGATCTACAGTTGACCGTAATACCGCCGCCGCTAATCGAGATGATGCAGAAGCTGCTAATCTTCGAGGTAATACCCATACACAACAGTGGCGTGAGCAAATGGATAACCTTGAACTGCAGATTACTCAACATAATGTTAAGGATGCTCGAGAAGTCGCAAATCTGCATGAGGCTCAGTCTCAAATCATGTCTATTGAGGCTTATTTAGCTGATATTTCGCAGGGTTACAAGCTCTCTTCCATTATGTCCATGGCCGGAATTCTGGAGGAAAAATACAATCACCTTCGACAGACTAATGATTGGTTTGCGCCTCAAGCCGGTGCTGCCCTCGCTGTTGCCTGGAGTTCTGCAATTGCTAATATTGCGTCGGCCAATGAGGCTGATTCTCGTACTAAGCTTAATTCTCAAGAGCTTAAGGATTTGCAGAAGTGGTTCGAGCTTAATTGGGAAAAAGATGTTCCTGTTCAGATTCGCGATGAGAAAGGTCAAGTTGTTGAAACAAAAACGATGAAAGTGGCCGAAACTTTGGCGATTCTGAGGACCGCCGCCGCCGAAACCGCCCAACTTGAAACAGGAAATGCTCGCTGGGACTTGCGTAACTCTCGACTTCGCCTTGGACATGACGTTATTCGCTCTTTTGCTACCGCTGCTGGCATTGCCGGTGCCTCGTATGTTGGTCGCAAAGCCGCAGGTCCTGCCGGTCCTGAAGGTTATGAGGAAATGAAGGAAATGTTTGGTCCTTCAGGCGACAGAGTAGGCGGCACGTACGTCCGCCGCAATTACTTTGAGAGGAAATGACCAGCTTTTTCAACTTTTTGAACTTTACGCTTTTCTTCCCGTGTTTTATATTTGCACTGTAAACCAATAACCATATTACCATGAAAACATCTAGTGAAAGTGTTAAGGTTGACAAGTTGTTGATCGATGTTGTAGAGTATGCCTTCCTCGAGTGGCTTATTCGCCGAGGGATACTCACTTCTTTTAAAGCGAACTACGAACGTAACTACACGCCTGGCAAGAGTTTTCGCGACCGCCTGCGCTCTCACGTTCGACGTTCTCTTTACGGTTTCCGACTTGGTCCGAGCCGCCTTATTTCCACTGCGTTTCTGTTTTGTTCGACACCTGAAGGTGTTGATTTCTGGCACAAGCAGTCTGCCGCCTGGGAACGCTTTTGTGCTGAATTTCAAGTAAAACTTTAAACCACATTATTATGACACAGATTCATGTTGTTATTCGCCGCATCAACCCGGCTCTTAAAATTGACCTTGTCCAAGTAGGTCGTATTGAAGACGGCCAGTTTGTCTCTATTCCTTTTGATGCTATCGCAAATTCTCCTATCGCTTCCTATCTGGAGAGTTCGCGTATTAGCGATTCGCTCTACGTCGATCACTCAAAAATCTCCAACCTCATCGGTACTTGCAGCAGTTTCCCCGACTTCTGTATTGAGTTCTTCGATAATACTATTGTTCTTATGTTTAATTTTGAGCTTGATTGTGATGAAAGCACGACGAAAGAAAAAAGGAAAAGGGACTAAAGTTGTAACTCGTCCGCTTGGAGGTAGAGTTCTTTAGGCCGTTGGCTCCCAGGGGAGTCGCCCTCCCCTGGGACTTTTTTACTCTCAAACTCACCGAACTTGTTCGGTATACAGATCGCGAAGTGGAGCCATGGAGCTCGAAGACGCGAAGCGTCCCGGCCGTTAAGGCCGTCGAGCGGCGTAACGAAGCAGTTTTCGCGCTCGAAAGTACCGTCTTTCGAAGCGCAAAGTATTACTTTTTGACTATGGATTATTTTGATTTCCGCCCTAGATTTTCCCCCATTATTGATAGCACTCCTTATCGCTATTCTATTGGCGCATATCGTGGTCGTAAGCGCGTTGTTATGGCCTGGTTTCTCGACGAAACTTCGGCGAATGACTATCTTGTTCGCTGTCGCCTTGACCATCCTAGTATTAAGTTTGATTGCCTTCGAAGTTTTTTGTGATGCCCTGCTCTTCTCCCATATGGATACGCAATCGCCGCTATTTCGATAAGAAGAATCCTTGTCGCAATGGTTCTGACGTTGCTAAGTCTGCCTTAGCTCTTCGTCCTTGGGATATTTCCCGTCAATGGCTCATGGTCCCGTGTGGCAGATGTGAAGAGTGCTTGCGTCGTCAGCGCAATAACTGGTTCGTGCGACTTGAGCGCGAGCTTGCCCGTTGCAAGGCTGAATCTCAGCAGGCGATATTTATTACCATTACGATCGCCCCTAAGTATTACCAGGAGGCCCTTCTTGATCCAGCTCGTTTTATTCGACGATGGAACGAGCGCGTTCGCCACAACCTAGGCCACTCCTTTAAACATGCGTTTTTCCAGGAGTTTGGCACCCACCCCGAAATTGGCTCTGAGCCGCGCCTACATTTCCATGGTTTTCTATTCGGCACTAATGTTTTATACAACGAAATTCGGAAGGCTGTCGGAGATCTTGGTTTTGTTTGGCTCGGAAAAGGCACTCACAAGCGAGCCCGATACGTTGTTAAATATGTTACTAAGCAAATTCAGTTTGACCCCGAAGACGTTTCGGGTAAATTTGTTACTATAAATGGAAAAGCTACACCTCTATCTTCTCTCCTCCAACATCCCCGTTATACGCGAAAATTCGTATCTGCTGGCGTTGGTGATTTTCTTGGTTATATGCCTCGCCCTTCTGTTCGTACTTCGACGTGGTCTTATTTCGATTTTGAGAAGCGTATCAATTACAATTACGCGATTCCTCGATATTATCTTAAATATCTCAAACCGGAAGACGAGATTGCTCGTTCGATTACCGCTGCTGATTCTTACGCACGTTTTAGCAATTCACCTTTGGTTAAGCGTATTGTGTCTCTGTGTGTTGAGCGGTTTGGCCTCAATTCCTCCGTATCCCGTAGAGCGTCGTATTCGTGGGAGCAAAGGCAAATGATGCGTTTTGCTGCCTCTTCTTCGAGGATGCCCGACTTCGACCCTCCTACTTGGCTAGATTTGGATATTCTTCAGTTTTGGAGAGATCACTACAAACTTCAACTAATTATTTAATTTATGGGAAAACAACCTTTTATCTCTCACGCCGTTAATGGTTACTCTCGCTACGATGTCCCTGAGAGTAAAGCCTTTACGTGTACGCCGGGTATTTTGTATCCAGTGCGTATTGATTTTATTAATGCTCGAGACCGTGTTTCTATCGAACAAGGCATTGATGTACGCAGCAATCCTCTTGCTGTTCCGACATTCAATCCCTATACCGTTCGACTTCACCGCTTTTGGGTGCCGATTCAGCTGTACCACCCTGAGATGAGGACGAATAGTAGCAAGTTCGATATGAACGACTTGAGCCTTAATTTTATTACAGCGTCGTCGACAGGTTCTTATCCTTTCACGACCCACAATATGCCTTATTCTAACTCGTTGCTTCGTTGGTTACGTGTTGTTCCTGCTGGTATTCCGGTTGTTACGTCGTCGAATCATCCCGTTTCTTCTAATCTTTCAGCAGCTCAGCTTGCTCTTCCTACCGGTTGGTGTAACGCGGATACTTATTTAGCTTATTGGGATATCGTTCGTAACTATTATAGTTATTCGCAGTGGGGTCTTTACTCCTTCGCTTGGCCGTAGCGCCAAGGTCGGAAAAAAGTATCTGAAAGTACAAATTACCACGATTGTAGGTGTTATTATCCGAAGAAACTGCGGCCGGATAAAACTGACTCTCAAAA